GGCTTACCACCGATCCCTCCTACAACATAGAGGCCCTTTCTGAAGGAGCCCGAGGGACGAAGACATACATAAGTGGACAGGAAAAGAGTGCATCATCGCACGATAAATCATGGCCTCTCAGATCTCATTAAGTGACCCACCCCAGATTAAGACTCCGTTGAGAGTTGCCGCACAAATATGTTTCTGAACGGGAGGTGGATAGAGACGAACTGGGTCTCTGACAGTCGTTGGTCTCATCTTAGAAGAGAGACGCCAATGGTCAGTAGCCCATTTCGTGTTACATAATGTGTAAAAGATGAACGGGAAGTTATCTTTCAGACCGCTTGCAACGGTCAAGGGAAGGACATAACCCCATTCCCTCCCCAATATGTAATGAGTGCGAGCAGGAATACGTGGTTGGTCGCGAGATTTATAGCCTTTTCGGTCAATGATAACCCTAGAGAAACCAGGGTAGTACCACTTTGACTTTTTTCGGCCTTTATACCGAGACACCTCTACAGCGTTATCGGCCCTCACTCCCTTCCACTGTTTCAACCATGATTGTCTGTCGATTTCACAAAGGCCATCAACAAGGTCGCGATGTTGTTCGCGAGGCACAGCTGAAACTGTGTACTCATACTCACGGATAATACCACAGGTCCGACCCAAAGAAGGAGGAGCCATTACAGCATTCCTGAACCACCTCTTGCGAAGCAGAAATCTCCTCCAATGTGCCGGAATGGAAGACAAAGACTCGGCTACGCCACGAATACATATCTCGTGACGCATAACCTGGCAGATAGTCGCAACAGTAAGGTCAGACTTAAAGCTACTCAATCCCCTGATTACGGATGACAGGATTTCTCCCGGTTCCCGCCGATCGATGCGAAAGAAGGAGAGTACGGGTTTCGGAATGATTCTCTTGATCGTTCTGGAGTACCAGGTGCTATTTAAACAACACCAAACCCTAGAACGACCCGTCTTCCTCTCATTCACAATAAGTCCAAAACGGGATGTAATGTCCCTCCAGGTGCGATAAAAATCATCATCGCCAGCAAAGAGACAATCATCCCCATTGAACCTCCCGACCCTCTCACCGCGTCCCAGAGCCTTATTCGCTAGACGAAAGCAAGCGGCGTTAAGGAGACACAAGAAGGGAAAACTACAAAGGTTACCCATCAT